TATGTGGGAGGGGGTGCCTTTTCAGCGACCCTCCCCCTATGTCTTTTATCCGCCAGTCTAATGGGCTGTCCTAGCCCTATTTGTGTCGAAAAGCAATTTTGTAGCCAGAAACCCACTTTTTTGTTTTTTCTTTTCAAGCAGTCGTAAATTGCTGTATCACTTTTCGGTAGATGTTGGTTAAGTCATACTTGATAATTTCGTCAATTGCTCTTTCAATTTCCCGATTGTTTTCTTCATCCGAAAGCTGATCGGAAGTTCGAGCAATTCTTCCCAAGTATGCGCTTGAGTGATAACCTTTTTCCTCATCAAACAAGAACCAAGAAGTGAACTGTTCGAATGGATTGAAAGGATTGTCAACCGTTGTCAAAGCACATCGTCTTTCCATAAATACTTAGCTCACTCCTTTCACTTTAGGTATTTGTTTACGGTTGATGTAGATACCCCAAGAGCCTCAGCTATCTCAGCAGTGCTGTACCCAGAGGCATTCATAGATGCAATCTTGTTTACCTTAGCTGTACTTAGCACAGTGGTGGATCGAGGTGTTGCACGCTGTCTAAGAGTATCAATATCAACATTGTTAATGATTTGGGTAAGCCGATTCTCACTGATAGCTCCAGCCTGGATAGCTTCCCATTCACGGTCGCTTATCGAAATTGTTTCTCTCGATGCCCCGACAGTGGTACGGGCCGCTGTCAATGCCTGCTGGGATGCTTTCTTAATCTCGCTCCTTGTCATGTCGGGATTCCCCTGTTTCTTAGCAGCCACGGTAGCATTCGCAATAACCTGGGCCTGTCTTTCGCGAGGAGCATTCCTGAGTGCCACATTTAACTGGGCCATCAAATGATCTACCTCCTCCTGGTATGTCTCTTTAGCAGAGGCGGAATAGGCAATCTTACCGGTACTGAGCATCTCCTTACGGGCCCGATTCGCAAGAGATTTCATCTCATTTGCATAAGTAGCATAAGCTCTTTCCTGGGGGGTATCTGCATCAGAAACAAGGGTGAATGCATCCTTAGTCTCGGCCATCTTGGTACTCGCCTGAGTTCTAACTCTTGTTCTTCCATTCTTGTCAGTATACTCCTCATAAACTTCTTTGTAGGTCTGCTCTCCGGTTTCCGGATTTATGATAGGACTTCCTTTCCGTTTAAGTACGGATGTTTCAGACTTGGCTCTTGAAATCAGAGTTGCTGCCCCTTCGTGATACCGGCCATCTTCATCATAGCTTCCCTGATACTTCTTCTTCAGAGATGCAATTCCATTGTCGATTTCACTTTGCTTATAGTCGAGATGGTGCTTTTCAGCATCAATTACAACCATACTGTGCCGTACTGCACGGGCAAGCTCCTCAGGAGTAGCACCACGAAGAGTCATGTCGGTAATCAGATTTGAAATCTTACCCATCTCTGTCTGAGTATTTCTCATAGGCTTGAAGCTTCCTTCAGGTTTTCCGCCATACTCAAGCTTAGGATCGAATCCCTCCAGCCCTTCCAACGCACGAGTCGATGTAATCTTTACTTTACCGCCAGTAGGAATTACCATGACAGTATCTCCATCGAAATCGGCGCCGGATAATCTTTCCGCAACCTTACTGTTGATTCCAACAGCATCCATAGCATTACCGAGAATTCTTTTGGCATCGGCCTGCTTATTGTTTACGGTGAGAACCGGAATCTCAAAAGTACCGCCATGTGGGAACCGTATAAGGGCAACCTGCTCTCCGTTCCGATAGTTAGGCGCATACACCTCATTGTCTTTCATAGAGGTAATGGGCAGAATTACCTGATACTTTTGTCTCGGTAAAGCTGCTGCCTGTAAATGGATTGCCGCAGAATCACAATCATCGGCAAAGGATTTCAGTAAAGCCTTTTTGACTGTAGGATTCGTAAGGGAACAAATCTCATCGAACTCCGCCTGCTTATCAGCGGTAGCCAAACCAAGCTGCTTTTTAATCAGAGTCATACTCTGCTTAGACAGAAATTGCGAAGGCAGATGATCGCTCCATTCACCCCAGTCTCCTTCTTCCGCTCTTTTGTTAATAAGCGAAAGCTGCTTTTTACCATCCTTGTCATAGTAATAACTCTGTCCGCCTTTTTTAGAAGTCGGGTCATCAGGGTCAACGATTCCGTCTTTTATCAAAGAACCGAACGGATTATCCGGGTCTTTTCCAATAGGTTTCAAAACAGTGTCATTCTTAGGTCCGAGCATCGGAGTTCCGGTTTTCTTATTGGTATTGAACACAACATCTACGCCATCGGGTAGGTCATCTGAATAAATAGCCATTCCTTTAATGTAATGTGTTCCGTCAACAAGAATCCGAACCTGTGCATAGTGAGACTCACCGAGAGACAAATCATCGACGCCTCTCCGAATCTCAACAACGCCATCTTTTTGAGTGCCGCCATCTTCAGAGTACCTTATCTGAATCCGTCTGGAATCCATGCTTTTGGGATAGACATATTTCGGATCGTAGGTTTCACCGCCATCATGAGAAACATAATCACTCAGCGAATGAACATTCTCAAAATTGTAGATTTCCTTATGTTCTGTTCCAGGAGGACAGATAACTTTAATATTTGTCTGTTTTCCCGGATTTGTAACTTGTGGAACGCCGCCGCCATAAACCGGATAACCTTCCTGTTCCAGTATGTAAAGCGCCTGGTTCAGTTTCTCTTTTGAAATGCCGAGTTCTCGCTCAACACCGGTTCCGACATCAATCATTCCTTTTTTCTCAATTTGTTCTTTTAAGAAATCTGCCGTTTTTCTGGCCTGGTTCATACGAGCTTCTGAATTTTCATTCAAAAGAGAGCGAACAGAGGAGTCGTTGGAGAAACCCATAATTTCTGCAATTTCATTCAGGCTCTTTCCGTCTTCACGAAGAGACCTTGCTCTTGCCACGTCCAGAGCCCTTCTTTCATCTTTGGCTAACGACTTTTGAGTACGATATTGCGTTGTGGTAAGACCCATAGATTTTGCAATATCCGTTTCGCTGAGTCCCTGCTTTTTTAGTTCCTCAACACGGCTCAAAAAATCTCCGCTACGCTGATAAGGGTTATCTCCAGAACCCCAAGGATATCTGCCGGAACGTCTCGGCATCCCGTAATGCATTAATATTTCTTCCGCAATGGGATTCATGGCTTAACCCTCCTGTTCTTTGATTTTGTTGATAATCTTATCAAAGGTGATAATCTTATCAATGATTGGAACAATTTCTTCAGCCGTCGGCGTGTGATACAAAATTTCATTGTTCTGATACAGACGCAATTCTATTTCAATCTCGCCAGGCTTCACTTTATATTCCAAACAAAAAAGAGCAGCGTAAATCATAAGCTGCTCCATGTGTGCCGGAATCACTCCGGTCTTCAAATCATGAATTCTCAACCGATTCTCTCTAAATGAAATCGCATCCGCTGTCCCAAAGCAATTCTCCGAATAAAAAAGAACCTGTTCCGGAACCATTTTGAATCCGATAGCATCGTTCACATACATGTTTAATGTTTTCTGCGACTTCGGAAGTTTCTGCCCTAACCGAATGCACTGTGCTGCGAACTCATGAAGAACGGTTCCTTTTTGTGTTGCCAAAAACTTTGAATAGGATTCGGCAACCTTGGACTCATCATAGTTAATCCAATGATATTTACTTGCGCCGAGAAAAGCGTGTTGCCCTTCAAGATTCAAATGATTGTTGAAGTTCATATAACACTTCCTCCTTGTTCTCCGGACAGATGAATCTTGAAAATGACATCTCGTTCATCAATCCGACATAGTATTCTTGATTTGGCTGCTTTTTTGCTCCAGCGCTTTTCTTACATTCCAAGGAAGCCCACTTGTTCTTGTAAAGGATGGTCAGGTCGGGAATACCCTGAATATAACTGGAATCATTCTTTGTGACGATGCAACCGGGAAACATTTTTTTCAGTTCTTTTATCAACTGCGCCTGAAAATTGCTCTCCAACATTTCAGCGAGCCTCCTTTCTTTGTTTTTCAGAAAACGAAAAAGAGAATGTAGTCTTTAAAAATGGCTATTTTATCCTCTCTCTTCATAAAAGGGAATGTTTTTTTCGCGGGCTAAAAAAGAGCAAAAGAAAGAGTCCTATCAGGACTCCGTCTCATTTTTGTGTTTGTTGAAATAACCTCTTACGTCAAGACCCATTCTTTCCATACAGTCAAAAGATTTCATGCAGTGATCTTTCATCACAATCTCCGCTTTTTCGTCTTTCAATATGCCAAGTTGATTCAGCACATTACAAATATCAAGCATATTTGTGTGATAGATAAATCTCATTTTTGCAACTTTTTTTGTAATATCCATAATTATTCTCCTTTCGAAATAGGTATTTCCATAAAAGGCATTGTAAAATAAGCGTAAAAAAACAGAGATACCGAAAAAGCACCTCTGTCTCCCATAAATCAATATGCAGTTTTTTGCGGTGTTAGCTGTTGTTTCTTAGATACCGTATCAGTATCCAGATAAGCCACAGACCTCCGGTGAAGAATGTGAGGAACACATCCAAAATCAAACCAGCAGTGCTACGCTTTTTCTTTTCCTTCTTGCTCATCTATCGTTTCTCCTCCCTTATCGATTTTGTCTTTACTATTTCGCTTAAATATTTTTCTGACTCCTTGCGCGGCTTTATCAATCGTTTCTCTTCGTTCAAGCTTCTTTATCTCCTTCTTTTCTCTAGCCTCAACTTTAGTATGTTCCATTTCATCAAAAAGCCTTTGACTCTCTACAATAACCTCATTTGGTATGTATCTCAAGCATATTGTGGAGCCAATTTTAACGGTAGTACCCTGCTTTGGATTAGAATCTATAACTTGCGAATCAAAACAATCTTTGTACTTAGGATTTGATTCTCTTAATGTTAATCTACTTGTTGAACTTTTAAGTCCACAATCTTCCAATATTTTAATCGCTTGTTCTAGGTCGATTGGAAATCCTTTTCTATACAATTCGGGGATTTTGACTTTATCTTCAACTTTCACTTTTGTCTCGGTACCTGCACTATCTATAGCTTTTTCAATCAAAGGCGTCGCAACTGTTACTACTGTACCAATTGCTGTAATGATACCCGCTATTCCGTTCAGGTTTCTATTTCCTTTATTGTTACTGGCTCCCATACATTACCTCCATATCAGAAGATATAAAAGCGCAATAAAAAAGTGCGCCCCAATGATGAGACGCACCTGCAAAAGTGAATCCCTCATTGTTGCGACACAATCCCATCCTAATCACGGCATGAGTAAAGAGAGAATACACCCTTTGCCAAGGTTATTCTCCGTGATTAAGATCGATATAGAATTGTGTCGCAGAATAAGTATAGCACAACCACCCGAAAAAAGAAACACTTTCCAGAAAATTTTTCCCCAATCGCTTGACATTTCCCGAAATTTGTGCTATAGGCATCATGCTGTAATCAATCGTCCCCGCTGCTCCATGTAGTCGTAGACCATTTTTGTCCCGTCCATAAAATACACTAGAATGGACAGATACCCATTCGGCTGGTAGCGGGCAGCATTTTTTGACAGCCTCGGAAATCTCCTCTGAAAATCCTGGTAGATTTCAAGCCATGTAACTTTTTTACTCATAGAACACCTCTTTTCTTGCTTGTGGCCAAAAACCCACTTTTTCTGCCCCTATTTATATATACTATTAAACTTTCTATCATAATAGTTTAAGAAAAAAAGTGGGCAAGTGGGCTTTTTGATTTCTCAAAACCCGCAAACCCGCATAAATACTGGGTTTTTCGATGGCCAAATCTCCAAATTTGTGGCCAAATCCATGTTTTAAAAGTGGGCAGAAAGTGGGCAAGTGGGCAGAAATCTGGGTAAAATCGTCCGTACAAGTCCAAAAAGACCGCCCAAATTCTACCCAGATTTACCCCAAACCCACTTTTTCTGACCAAAAGCCCATTTTCAAAAACCAAAAGTGGGCAGAGATTTTTAACCTAGATTAGACTTCATCGGGCTACAAAGACCGGTACGGACGACAAATTACCTCCAAATCTTCCCCGTCTGCTCGTCCCGTAAGACGATTCGCTCCTCCAGATGGAAACCGGCCAGCTCGCAAATATCAAAGATGGTATGTAACAGCTTGTGAAACCGCTCGTCATCTCTGTCCAGATTCTTCATCGCCTCATAAGCAGTCGGGTCAGAATAACCCTCTGCGTTCTTTCGTAAATCTCTATCCGTCAAAAGATTTCTCACCTCCTTCTTCACGCCATTTTTCCAGATCAATTCCATATTGCTTCAACAAATATGTACAGAGCCAAACTTTATCGTCTTCCTCCATGACATAGCGTTCGAGAAGTTCTGCTATGGCCTTGTTGAATCGGTCATAGAATCGTCGCAGTCTTTTCTCGCCGAAACCGAACTCTGAATGGAGAACCCATAAAATAAGCGCATCAATTTCCGTTGCGTGTTTTTTATCATGCTCTGCAAGCTGCCTCTGAATTTCAAGATTCATGGCTTTTTTCTCAGCAGCGGTCATAGCGGCTCCGTATACTTTTCCAGCAGCTTTCTTTATCTGCATCTCACAGCCCTCCTCACATAATCCAGTTCTCCTTTGCAAAGAAGAGCGGTAGCCCCATTATCAGGGTAAATATAAGCGCCGCGGAATATAGTTTGTTCTTTATCAATTCACGCTTCCACATAATATTTCCCCTTATGACGGCAACGGTGCGCCCGATCTCCAAGCAATCCAAGCCACAAGAAAAGCGATTGCGATCAATAAGACC